AATGCAGCCGGACACACCCATAATCATCGTGAATACTGTATTCATACCGTCACCTCACGAAAGGAAATCGTCGTCGTCATCGTCCATGTCTGCGAAATCGTCCTCAGCACGGGACTTTCCGCCGAGAGGCTCACCGTCGCGGAGCTTCTGGAGGTTGTTCAGACCGCAGGCAATGCCCTTGTTTCCGTTGGTGTTGAAGGCGTAAAAGTTGATGGACGCTCTGCCGTAGATGCCGGAATACAGTTCGCTGGTATCGAGGATCGGCTGGCAGGAAGCATCCACAACACCGGGCTTGGTAGCGCTGTTGGCGTTGATGAAGTAGCAGCCTGCGTATGCCTCATCATCGGGACGTTCCTCATCGCCGTCACGCAGCGGAGTCTTGATTGCCTTCAGCGCAGGGACGGACTTGCCGTTGCCCTTGAGCTTACCCTGACCTTCCTCATAAGCAGCCTTGATCGCAGCCTTGATCTTCTCAACGGTCACGGTATCGGACTTCGGAATGATGAGCGAAACGCTGTACTTCGGAGTGCCGCCGTTGATCGCCTTCGGTTCATTCACGATGAGGTAGCTGAAGCGAGTATTCTTGCCAGTAACGACCTTTGTGGGATTGATAATCTTTGCCATGTTAATCTTCCTCCTGAAAATCATTGATTGTCCATGCCGGACGTTTGTCCGACTCTGGTACGAGTGTGGGTTTGCCCTGCGGCTTTTCGATCAGAGAGCCGAGCAGGGTGTTGAACTTCTTGGTGCCGAGCAGCTTGGTCATTGCGGTAACACCCATGAGCTTCTTTTCATAGGGATCATAGCCTGCATCGGTGACAGCCGCTGCAACGGCATCAGGGTTTGTGTATCTGCGGTTGCTGCGTCCTTCCACGACCTTGAAGCCGGGGTACTGCTTTCCGCTGATAGCCTGTTCAAGCGCATAGGCTTTGACATCGTTCACCCAGCCGATGAAGGTGTCAGCGCGCTCAAGGATCATGCTGATCTCGTCATCGGCGAGTGTGTCCGGGACAGCAAAGTCATACTGCGCCATCTGGAGATTATATTCCGCCCGCTTGCGGCAGGTCGCCTTGATCTTGCAGAACTGACAGTGCTTTCCCGCGCTATAATCTCCCTCGCCCTTTGCCGCAAGTGCCGCAGCAGGGATAAGGACTTCCTCCGCCCAGCCGAGCAGTTCCTCCTTCGTGACCTCCGCAATGCTGACATTATCGCGGCGGGGCTGAAATATAATCATGCGGACGGTATTGATGTCGTACAGGGACTCAAAGAGATTGAGAGCGCCCAGCGCATACATCCGCATCTGGCTGTTGCCCTCGGCATCGACAAGAACGCCCAGACCGTATTTGAAGTCAATGACGGTCATAACGCCGTCGGCGACAACAATACAGTCAGCAGTGCCGAAGCTCTCTGCCACCCAGCGTGTGAAGTCGAGGCGCTGCTCGACCAATACCTGCGGATCGGGACAGGACTGCTTAGCTTCCTGTACCTGCTCCATGACGAATTCGCAGTAAGCGTCAGTGCATTCTGCCATTTCCTCGTCGAAGTACTCCAGATCGTCGGTGGGATCGCGCACCTTGAAGCCAAGTGCCTTCTTGACCTTGTACTCGCAGAGGGCGTGTGCGTCAGTTCCCTGCTGCGCATAAGTGCTGCCGGTATCACCGCCCGCGTTCTCCTTTGCGGAAGGCGGGCAGTTGATCCAGCGTTCACTGCTGGACGGTGACAGAATCGCGTGTGTTCCGGGCATCACAATCCCTCCGCTTCTGCCAGCACAGCAGCATAGTCGCTTTCGGCGATATCCGAGAGCTTTGATGCACCGTACTTGGCGATCAGTTCTTTGACCTCCGCCGTCTTGCCGCTGCGGGAGATCTCCGAAAGACGGCTGCGGAGCTGCACGAAGGTGACAGTCTGCTTTTCAGGTGTCGGCTGTTCCTTCGGTGCTTCAGCTGCCTGCGGCTCGTCCTTATCGGGATCGTAGATTTCCTCGAACGTGTCAAGATAGGCGTTAGTTGTCTGCGACGAGAATTTCTGTAATGCAGCAGTAAGTGCATTCAGGGCGTTTACCAGTTCCATCATCGGATCCATTATGCTTGTCCTCCTTTGCCAGATTTTTTGCGAGTCTCTTTGACACCACAGAGATTGCCATCAGGGTGTCGATCAGTTCTTGGGTTTTCCTGTTCATGTGTCGTTCACCTCCCTTCACAACCCACTACAGGATCAAGGGCGTTTTGGACGAAACTTTTTCAGAAAAATTTTCCGAACTCGGATTCAAGCTGTCTCCGCACCTTTTCAAGCTGTGAGCGATAGGTGCTGCGCTTCAGATTGAGCTGTTCCAGACACTTTCGCTCGGACATATCTTCATCAAGGCTCATCTGACCGACGGTGATGGCTTCGGGCATCAGTTCTTTCAGCCGTTCGAGAAGCTGACGCATCAGGATCTTGTCGGTGACGATTTCTTCGGTATCAGATGTATCTGCGAAGGTGTCGCCGTGCATTTCCGTCTCATAATCGAGAGAAAGGTTGTCCCCTGCAGCACGGTACTCGCAGACGTCACAATCTCCGTCACACTTCCAAAGGTACTGCTTCGGGCAGCAGCACTGCCCATGATACTGGCGGCGGCTGCGGATACGGTTTGTTTCCGGTGTAATATTGGTATAGACTGTCTCAGAAACAGGAATCAGTGTAACTTTGTGTGGATCATTGGCATCACGCATTGGCAGGTAAAACTGTTTTGACATAAAAATCCTCCATTTGACTTGCGAATGGAGGAATCTCTACCGGCAAATGGGCATGACAAATCAGACCGCATTCCAGATGGATTACTCCATTCAGGATTGCAGCCGTCAGCTCAAATGACAGCCGTACATATTAACTTGTCCTGCCACAGACCGTTGAGCCACCGTTGATCACTCGGCGCAGTATGCAGCAGCAGACAGTTTCACGTCTTGTCCGGGACAGGTGTCTTATATCACCACTGGAGAAAACCAGCGGCGCTGGACGAAAGGTCTTCTATATAGGGGCAGAAAAGTGGGTTCATACAACGGGAAACCGTTGATTATTGGAAATTGTTCACGGAAAGTTTACATCTTCCTTCCTGAAATACAGCCCAAGAAAGGTGTCAGATTATTAACCCCCGAATGATATTTTTTATAAAGCCCTCCATAAATAGCTCCGATAAGCCCGAAAGTTGCACGTTGGTGTGCAACTTTTTTGATATTACAAAATAAAATCTCTGTTTTGATGAATACGAACAGGCGTTCTTGACGGCTTTTGTCGAAAATGCATACACCATCATCGGTCATTTTCGATGGTGAGAAGATCATCCAGCATTGCTTCAAGCTCCCAAGAGCTGACACTGGTCGGCGATCCGCCGTGCAAGTTCGTAACAGTGCTGCTAACTTCCGGCTCATAGCGAGTATTGATGCGGCTTATAAGTGTAAAAGCCTGATTTTCCATTGTTTTTCTCTCTGTGATTGTCATGATGTTGACCTCCTGTATTCATAGCAAACAGTACTTGACTGTTCTGTTCTTGCCTCCATTCTAACTGAAAAAGCGACCAAATAAAATGTATTTGACTTGTACGAGACTTGTTTTTCACTTGTGCAACAGGATAGGAGGTGTACCAACTTCGATTTCTCAAAGTTTTTTGTTGAAATTGCAAATTTCATCTTGAAAAATGTGGAGGTTTGTGTTATAATAGAATATGAAGTTTATTATTGAGCTGCCTGCCAATGCTCATAGATTTTTGAAAGGAAGGAGGCGGAATCATGGTATGCAGTTATAATAAGCTCTGGAAGTTGCTTATTGATAAGAATATGATGAAAAAAGACCTTATGGAGAAAACAAAAATAACCTCTTCCACTATGGCAAAAATGGGAAGAGGCGAAGCAGTCAGTTTGGATGTACTTGGCAGGATATGTAAAGTCTTGGAATGCAATATAGGCGATCTTATTGATTTTGTAAAAGAGGAAAAATAAAGAAAAACGGAGGGTAAGTTAATGACACTATGTTTTGCGGCTTTTATAAGAGTACTGCGAATATGCGCTAAGCCACAAGTCTATAACAAAACCCTTTGTGCAGCAGTTGTAAGAACTGTTGATGAGTACACAATTATTGGAACCGATGACGGACAAATCAGCCGCCTGATGTCGTGCGATTACAATCTTTCTCCCAAAGATGTAATTCAGCCTGTGCGAAATACAGATCTGTCAAAGATATCCCAAGGAATGAAGGCGTTTCTACTGCCGTTGCTGAAAGCGGAGATGATTCCGCAAGCAATACTTGCATTAAAGGATATGGCTCTTTCTACTGTAAGTGATAGTGAAAAGATCGGTTCCTTAAGCAAAGCAGAGCTTATAGATAAAAACGAATTTAATCCTGCTGACTTCTTTGCAGATATTTTCCACTTCACAGCTACGGTAATCGAAAACAAGACTGGAAAAAACGACGTTGAGGCAGTTACCGAGGAATATGTAAAGAGCTTTGACGCAAGTCATATATCTCTTGAGGAGAACAAAACCTTAGATGCAGAAGAATTGGATATCACTCTCGACTGCGATGAATTTGAGGCGGTATTCCGCAAGGTTGATCACGACGAGGCACTTGCGCTAAAGAATAAAAGTGGTATCGGATTGTATTATTTGGATATTTCTGACTCTGCTTTCAACTATGAATATCTTAATGAGTATCTCCTTGACAGCGTAGGAATGTATGTATACTCTCGCACTCAGATCAAGAACCTTGAAGAACGAAAGAAAGCTCGGAGCATTGGAATAAAAGCACTGCGTTTAATGAAAGAAAATGGACAGCCAGATGAAAAAGGTACTGGTAATGAACTGGGTGAAATGCTGCTGTTCACTTTTATGGAGGGCGGTCTTCATGCGCCAAAGCTTCTAAGTAAGGTAGAGATTAAAACAGAAGCACATAGGTTCAAAAGCAAAAGTGATAGTGTCCACTTACTGAAGAAAAAAGTGAACGGCGAAATATGCTACCAACTTGTGTTTGGAGCATCCAGTATCAGTGGCAGTATCATCGATGCTATAGATACCGCATTTGAAGTTCTTGCGGTAATTAAAAATGGTCGAAAAAATGAACGTCAGATGGTCGAAAGCACACTTTTTAACAACACTTATGATCCAGAAACCACTGAACGTTTAAAACAGATTATCATTCCGAGCAAGCAGCGAACCGCAGCACCAGATATGGCATTCGGTATTTTTATAGGATACACTATAAATGTATCCGAAGATGACAATGATGATTTCCGCACACTTGCTGTTGAAAAAATGAAGTCTGATATACGTGAGGCTGTACCATATATCGAAAAGAAAGCTACAGAGCTAAACTGATATAATCCCCTTAGAGTAGACAGAACAAAAAACACTAAGGAGGATATAGTATGCCAAGAAATGCAAAATTAACAGATGAAGAGAGAATGTCAGCGGTACAGGAATATT